ACTCCCGCAGGACAAACCCAAACCCAAACCCAAACCCAAACCCAAACCCAAACAGTATTGCCTGTCCCTCTGTCACAAATTCCTGAGCAAGCAAAACAGATGCTGATAAACGACCCTAGTCTTGCAGCTCAATTTGATGAACAGTTTGGCGCAGGAAAAGCACAACAAGTACTAGCGGGTCTTAGGTAGGAGGGTCTTATGGCGGACCCCCAAGAAAATCCTTTTGCAAGGTTTGCTAAGGAAGATGAGCAAACGCCGGAAGAGTCGAATCCGTTTGCTCAGTTTGCCGCTCAAGAACCAGCCGCGCCTAATCCTTTTGCTCAGTTCGCTCCCCAAGAACCAGTAGAACCCGCCACAAACCCAGACGAAGACCGTGGCTTTTTCAAGCAACTTTTCAGTAAGGGTATACCCGCCGCTGCGTCTAGCATGGCGTTAGTCCCACAAAAGGTAGACTTGCAGATTGATTCAGACCGCGTAGTAAGAGAACGTGGGTTACAAGACGCATACAAACGTATTGATGCTGGCGAAACCGCCGAAGACATATTCTACGAATTAATCTCTGAGAATAAATATTTGGACTTGGGCAGGCTCCAAGCCTATGAATATAGTGACCCGAATTACAGGCAAGAAATAGTTAGTCAGTCTAACGAGACCATACAAGAGTCTTCACAAGACATAGCGCAAACAGCACCAGAGCTAGCAGCAAAACAACAAAACATAGCGGAAAAGTACGGTGCGAGAGTCGGAGAGCTTACTGATATAAGAGACTTAGCTGATTTTAGAGACTGGCTAGGTTACAACGTAGGTTCAGGCCTGGTAAATATAGGCCCTGTAATGGTAGCTGGTGCTGTGGCAGGCCCTTATGGTGCTGGTGCTGTAGGCACTGGGCTTGCACTTGGTGAGACTATAGACACCAGACTTGGTTACATACTTGATCTTACGAGTAATCTAAACGAAGAAGATCGAACCCAAGCAATTATTGAGTACCTAAATAAAACCGGCGACGTAACCACTCTGACTGCGTTGGCGAGCGGTACTTTGGACGTTATTGCAGGCCCTGTTGGTAGTCTGCTACGCAGGAAAGCTGCCAGAGAGCTAGGCGAAGAAGTCGTAAAGCGTAGCACTGCGCAAGCTGCTAAAGAAACCCTCAAAGAAGCCCCAAGAGAACTTGTTGAAGAAGGTATAACTGGTGGCCTACAAGAGACCGCCCAGATAATTGGTGAGCGTGTTCTTGGCGAACAAGTTGGCGACGCCATAACCGTAGAGAACTTTAAGCGGATAGTGAACTCAGCCGCTGCTGAAGCCGCAGGAGGCTTGTCTGGTAGTGGTATTAACGTAGCTACAGAGTCTGGGAGACAGTTTTTTAGGAACCGCGTAGAAGAGCTAATAAAGGAACAGGCAGAAAACATCGCCCGTCAGGAGCAAGTTGCCGGTTCGCAAGACGAAATACAGACTACGTTTGAGGAAGACGTTGCTTACTATGTGCGTCAGGGTATGACTGAGGAAGAGGCTACGTTATTAGCAGCTAAAGGCCAGTCATACAGCACAGGTAGACAAGAAGACACGCAGGAAGATGAACTAGACCAACTAGACTTAAACCTTGACAGCGACATAGCGCAAGGTGAGGTGCAGGATCAGGAGGCGGTAGACGAAGATGCGCAGCTTGCGGACGCTGTAGAGCGAGAAGCGACTGAAGAAACGCCCGTAGATGACAACTACAACAAAGCAGTTGAGTTTGTAAAGAGTCGGCCAAGCGTCACAACCTCAGAACTACAAAGATTTTTGGGTATAGGCTTTAACCCAACCAGAGAAATCATAGATCGGCTACAGCAAAACCAGTTGTTGGATGCTGAAGTAGCGACGGATGATTCTGTAAGTTACCCAGTCAAAAAAGAAACGGCCACTGCTCAACAACCGCCTACCGAAGATATGGTCGGCTTTGAAGGAGTCCAGCAGAGTTCTCAGGTTGACTACGGTTTTGAACCTACACGGCAACGGCTGTTAAACGAGCTTAACCAGTTACCTACTGCACGACTTGATGAGGCGTTGAAAGAAGCCAAGTTGCAGGTTAGTGGTACTAGAGAAGAAAAAATAGAACGTATGATCTCCGCCAGAGAGGCGTGGGAAGTTCTTTCTAATAAAGAATACAAAAGTATTCAAGACATAGAAGAAGCCATCAAGAACGGTGAGATAGGCACTGCGGACGCTGCACGTTGGGCATCTGCTGCTTCTACTACACAACAGGGAGCTGTCAACGAAATAGCTACTGGCACTAACGCTAGTCGGATAGCAGGGTTAATTAACAAGCTAAGTAAAGGCCGCATAAGCTATCCTTTCAGAACCGAAGCGCAAGAATTAGCATTCCAAGAAGAATACAACAAACGCCCAGATGTTGTAGAGCTGCGGAAACAAAAAGAAACAACAGCAGCAAGAAACGACAGAGTTAATGCCTGGATGAACAATCCAGACAACCGAAAACAAGTTGTTGATTTTTGGGCTAACGCTACGCCAGAAGAAAGAGGCCAGCTTTTAGACGCTGTTGGTGTTGCAGGGAATACGGATAGAAAACGTAAAACAAGAGCCAACAAAGCCAATTTAGACGAGGTTCCTTACGAAGTACAAGCTGGATTAGCTCTTTGGGCACCGGACAACTGGAGCGATTGGTACTCTGGTTACAAAGCCAATACCGGTAAGGCTCCCATCAAACAAGACCAAGTTGCTGATGCACAAGTACCCAGTGGCAGGCAAGAACTTTTTGATACCCCGGAACAAGTACAAGAGGAGCAAAACAAAAGAGCTGCTGCCAAACAAGAGTCTAAGTATAAAGCGGGCCAAGACTACGACAAGCGAAAGAGTATTCTAACTAAGCTTAGGAACGTCGTAGAGGGCAAGCAAGTCGCCAAGATAAGAAACAAGTACATAAAAAAGGGGCTTACAGAAGAAAATCTGCGCACAATCGAAACAGCTATCCAGAGTTTTGGAGAGGGTGGTGTGCGCCCTGCGGGAGACATCATAGCTGAGCGTTCCGACCGTAAAACTGCTAACCAGCAGATTACTCTGTTCAACGAGTATGCAAACGAACTAGAGACCACTAAGAAACAACGTATTCAGGCAATAGCAGACGCATTGCGGCTAGTTGAAAACTTTGCTGATCGCAGAACTAAAGCAGCGCAAGAAATAAACCAGCTGCTAAATGATCGAAAGTTACGTGCCGAAGATATTGCAGAAGCAGAAAAGTTAAACCAACAACGTGACTTGCAAAGAAAAACAGGCCCACGGTTTATAGTTACCTCTGCGCTACCACTTTCTAAGGTAGAAGATTATCAGCAGCCTAATGAGGGTATGCGCAATGCTACTGGCGATGTATCGCTAGCCATAAAAGCCATACTAGCCGATCCCGACACGCCCAGCTATATCAAAGCTATAGTTAACAAACTGGAGCCTGCGCTTAAAGGTGTTGAAGTATTTGTTGTAAGTGACCAAGAACAAATTTGGTCTACCGACATGGGGTTGGATGTAGCGGGTAACATAGCACTAATAGAAGGCGCTGTGCTGGGAATACAGGAAATCACAGTAAACCCAGACGGCTCTATTAGAAATGTTATTGTACTAAACGATCTCGGCAACTCTGAAGGGTCTGGTATAAGTTCCATAATAGTCGCGCATGAAATGATACATGCAGCCACTACGTCTATAATGCACGCGTACGAACAAGACCCGAATAGCGTAAGTCCTGGTACTAGAAAAGCTATAAAACAGCTAGAAAGTTTATACGTAAGTGCAAACCAGCGGGTGCTAGACAAACAAAAGAACGGCCTACTCTCAGAGGCACAAATAGAAATATTTGAGCGTGCGTTTGAAAACCTAGACGAGTTTGTGGCTTACGGTTTAACCGATCCCACCGTACAAGAATTTCTACTAGATATGCCCCCAGAAACCTCGTGGGCAGAGGGCCAGTCTTGGAACGGACTGTCGCTTTTCACTAAACTGATACGAAAAGTTCTCGGGATAATAGAAGGCCAAGTATCTGCGTTCGATAACCTAGTGGATTTAACTGGCCGTCTTGTTGACTTTAATACCAAGCAGAAGAATAACCGACCACCATCTAGCGCAATTAACTACGCCAAGAGCAAAACAGAGCGCAACTCCGCGCTTAAAGAAAACTTGCGTAAGAGTAACGACGCCGCTGGCACATACAGAAATGTATGGCAGATGGTGAAAGGCACTCGCAGTCTAAAGGACGCCATAGATACTTTAGACGCTTTATATGACTCGATAAATGCCAAGTCTTTGCGCCTTATAATTAGTGGTTGGACTACTGACGGGATTACAAGATTTGCCAGAAACAGAATAGCTAACATAGCCTCAGTAAATAAAATAATTGAGGACATGGCTGTTTACAGAGGAAGAATACTGCGGGAACTTTACGAGCAAGTTCCTGAGTGGGAAGACTTTATAGCTAAGTTTCCAAAAGGCAGTGAAGTATTGTCTGACGTTATGCACATAGCTACATTAAACGGCATAGACCCCTCTAGGTTCGGTAGCTTGCAAGAAACATTGGCAAAAGACCCGTTGTTAGCTCATTACCGATCTCAACTAGCTAATCCCAGCACTACCCCTCAAGAAGCCGCTAAATTTAGAGGGAAAATAACCGCAAGGACTAACAAAATAAGGGAGACTTTTACCGCATGGGAATGGCTGCAAATGGCAGACAACGGAGGTCAACGCGGCGTAAAGATATATAAGATGGCTAAAAAAGCCTACGAAAAATCTCACAAACTGCACATGAAGTTGTTGCTGGGGAATATCAGGGAGTCAAAACTTCCCGACCAACGTAAGCAAGATTTAATAGATCGAATACTTAACCCTGCTAAACACGCTGTTGATAAAGCTAGGGAAAAGAATAACCAAATAGACGCAGCAATAGCAGCAGACCCTGCAATGGCAGCTGAGCTTTTGCCGCAAAAACAAAATATACCGGAAATTGTAGCTACTTACCAAGCGCACAACACTTTGGCAGTCTACTTCCCGTTAATGCGATACGGGGATTTCTTTTTATCTGTGGGTAAAGGCAGAGGGCGTGAGTTCTACATGTTCGAGTCTGAGTCCGCTAGAAATAAGTTTGCAAGGAAGCTAGCAAAAGATAGAGCTAATCCAGCTTCAGGTAAATTTGAAAGCTATGAAAACTGGATAGAAGCCGGGCAGATGCAAATTGGTGACAATAAAAACAATGACCAATTGAGGCAAGAGGCTGAAAACTCTAGCGAAGACCTAAAGAATATATTTCAAATGATGAGCGATCCATCGCTTATTAACACCAAAGACTTACAAGACCAAGTGTACCAGCTTTACTTAAAAACTTTGCCTGGTGGAGACTTGCGTCGTAAGTTTATACACCGTTCTGGTATAGCTGGGTACAGCAGAGACACGCTTAGAAATTTTGCATCAAGCCAACACAACTCAGCTAACCAACTTGCAAGATTGCGTTATGGCAAGCAGTTAAGGCTAGCTATGGCTTCTATGTACGCGGAGCTAAAAAATAATCCTGATCAAGTTAAATTGCGCGTAGTGGCAGATGAAATATCTAAACGCGCTATGGCAGAAATAAAACCACCTACACCAAGTAGTTTGGATTCGGTAGCAAGTCTTGGCAACAAAGTAGTGTTTTTGTGGATGATGTCCGGTATTAAGTCTGCGCTCGTACAGTCTACACAGCTAGCAATTGTTGGTACCCCTGTGTTGATGGCTAGATTTGGTGGCGTAGATGTAACCAAAACAATGGCTAACTACAGTATAGGCGCGCTAAACGGCAAAGTAAGTCTTACTAGGAGAAAAGCCAACGGAGAACTTGTTACAGAGTGGGGCCAACCTTCTATACGCTACTCAAAATACGTAACTGAAAACGGTGAGTATGGTAATGCGCTAGCTCGTGCATGGGAGTTTGCAAACGAGCGTGGGTTCTTCATGGATACCTACGCTAAAGACATAAACGATATTACTGGCTCTGCCAGTGACCAAAAAATGTCGTTGCCGTCTAGAAGTTCTAAGATAGTGATGGGGGCAATGACAGGTGCATTCCACCACATGGAGCGCATAAACCGAGAAATCATGTACATGTCGTCCTTTGAGCTTGGTTATAACGAGCGGCTCAAGCAGGGCATGGATAAAGAACAGGCCGCACGAGAGGCTATGAACGAAGCTATGAAGTTAGCTTATGAAGGTCTGTTCAACTATACAAACTACAATAAACCTAGGTTGTTTAAAAACCCTGTAGGTAGGTTAGCGTTCCAGTTTATGACTTTCCCGCTGCAAATGACTTCTTACCTATATAGAAATTTCATAGGTCAGATACCTCTACTTAACGAGCAAGGCAAAAAAGAAGCCGCAGCTAAGTTTTGGGGTACTTTGGGTATGACTTGGTTGTTCGCTGGTTCTGTAGGTATGCCTCTGTACGGAATCTTTGCCGCTGCTGTAGACGGCATCAGGGAAAGTATGCGCCCAGAACTTTGCGAAGAGCTTGGTATATGCCCAGGCGATCCAGACTACGAAGATAAAATAGACCCGACAAACATATTAGGCCCTGTTAGTTTTGACTTGTGGTTCCGTACAGTTTTCTTGCCCAGCATGTTTGGGCCGGACAGCAGTTTTGCAAAGGCGTTAGGTTTAACAGAAGAGCAAGCGTACTTAGCAACTAGGATAGCAGAAATGGGGCCGATATCCGCTCTTACTGATCTTAACGTAGGGGCCTCTACTTCGCTTGATATGCTTTGGTTTAGAGATGATGTGCCAGCGGCTAACTTAGAAACTGCGTTCCAAGAACTTGTATTTAAGACAGCCCTCGGACCAACAGCGGGTTTAATTGGCAATGCAACCAGAGCAGCAGAAGCTTTTGGCAGAGAGGATTACAATAAAGCAGTAGAAGATTTACTGCCCGCCCTGTTTAAAAACGTAGCGCGAGCTGTAAGATTTGAAGACGAGGGGTTGATCTCCAATAACGGGACTATTATTAACCCCAAAGAATACTATTCTACCTATAGGTTATTCGGGCAGACTATTGGTTTCCAAGACACAACTACTGCGCAATTACAGAGGACAAATTTCTTAGCTAGGGAGTTTGAAAACGATGTAGAAGGCAGACGTGCCGAAACACTAGCTGCGTACGCTAGGGCTGACCTAGAATTTGAAAGGAACCCCACTGAAGATAATCTAGCTAAGCTGAATCAGAGGGAGGTAGATATAGACAACTTCAACTACCAGTTCCCATTCTTTGTAATCACACAAGAAACACTGAAGTCTTCGCTGGAAGGTAGAGCAGAGAGTAGGGCAATTGCTGAAGAAGAAGGTGGATTACTAATTCAAAGCGTCGGCGTTAAAGACTTTCTGCAACCACTATTAGAGCCTACAAGAGCTTACGGCGGTAAAAGCACGCAAGGCACATTAAAAACCTTGTTGCCTGACGAAGACTAAACCCTCCATATACGGATGCCTCGCACCCCGTCTTCAATGACAACTTTGTGTACGGTCTTAAACTTCAGCCTTTTCAGTATAGGCTTTATTGTTTTCCACGCATTGTCTGGGTCAAGGCAGGGTATAAAGAACGAATACCCCACCTTAAACTTCTTCCAGTTAATCTCGTACGTCACTTTCTCCACTTGCATCTTCAACAACCATAGTAGCCATGTCTATAAAATCTGGGTGCGAAGCATCCAGCCACAAGCAACGTACCCCAGGTGACATAATCTTAGAGCCTTTGCCTAGCCGCTTGTTATCCGCTTTTATAAGTATGCCCTTCCTCTTCAAATCGTTCACCGTGTCTTTGTAGCTTACCTGACAATCCACACAGTCAGCGCTGAGAGCTTTTACGGAGATAAATAACATTTGAGTGTCGGGTTCGTGGCGTATGTACAGTGGCCCCCTAGGCTCTAAATAAGGCGGTTTGAATTTCTGAGTTCTCTGGTCTACCTCGTTATCCACCACCAGAATGTTTGCCTGATGTCGGTTAATGAAGTCGCCTATCGTACTGCTAGAATCACTTACAGGTGCTTTAGTATCTTCACGCATCTCAGTCAACGCCTTGCACACTGCCCTGTATATGCGCATTAAGTGCCAACCAGGCAGCAGCCCAAGCCTTGCTGCTATACGACCACCCGCTATATTGGCAGCTACAACCGCAGACCAGTTACGCTCGCGTTGTGTCAAGCTCAGTTCTGTATCTATCTTGCGCTGTATTGTTAGGACTAGCTCTTTTACCTCTTCTAAGTTAGCTATAACGTACTGGATAAATATAGGCCCGGCATGACCAAAGTTGTTGTTTAGCACATGGTCTAGTATCTCTTTGCCCTCTTCTGTGCTGATTATTTTTTGATCAGTATAGCCAATCTTAAACTCCAACAGCCGCATCATTTCGCCGTCTGGGTTGTTCTTTATAGTCTTGAGCTTCTCAGTAAAAGATGCGTTAGAACTGGCCAGAGATATGTCACGCCAAGTAATGTTGTTCTCTCTAAGCTCGTTAGCGTTTTGCTTAGCTTTGTCTTTACCACGACCCTGCGAGTAGGAGTACAACATGGCAGATAAGTCGTGAGCCTTTACGTTAGTGACCTCGTCCATAGTGTTAACTATGTTGTTGAGGATGCCTATCTTTATAACTTTACCCACTGACGTATCGTCAGGAGTACCTAGCAACATCTCAGGGTCACCAAATATGCTATTAGCCATACGCAGGATCGTAGTTTTGCCGGTGCCAGAGTCGGGGTGGATCATGTTAATCACAGCGCCTTTTTGGCCTGTAAACTTAAGTAGGGGCGCACCAAAACCGCTCAGTGCAGCGAAAGCCTGCAACTCAAGCCCCTCCCTACCATAGAGTTCTACGGCCTCTTTCCAGTTTTCTAGGGTGCCTTTAGGCACGAAATAGTTAACCATGCTGCGGGTAGAGCTAGACGGTGGGCTATGGTAAGTACCTGTTACTGCTATCTCTCTATCTCCGACTATAAATTTGCTGTCTTGGTCAGCCCAACCAAACTGTGGTCTCATAAGTTCCGCCTTTTTACTATGCTGTAGCTCTACGATAGATGTAATAAGGTACTCAAGAATCAGCTTCCTCCGGTTTTCACTTGCGACTACGCCGTTATCAGAAAGTGCTTCAGTAAGTGCGCGTCTGTCGGTTATTGCAGAGTTAGGGATGACAAATTCTTGTACCCCGTCCATAGGCATGTGATGCTTTACGACTGCATGAAAGCCTTTATGGTCTTTCATTATTTTTTCTACGTAGATGTCGTTGTGATAAATAAGCTTCGGCGGAAGTTCTTCGCCTTCCTCCTCAAAAGCTACGTATATGCCTCCGTTCCTACCTCTAAAGTATGGCTCCGGAAGTTTAGGTATTTGGTGTACTTCCTGCTCGCCAGAAGAAGACTCGAAAATAACTTCAATCTGTTCTGGTTTTGATCTAGCTACGGTCTTACCCAGTACAATCGGGCTTTTAACCTTGTTCCTGTGGGGGCATTCTTCGCACCCACCTGGGTTGTTTATTTCAAACTCCTCACATGTATGAGGCCCCGCTATGTGTAGTATCTTCCGCTCTACTTCAATCGGGTCGTAATCGGGATGACCAGAAGATATTTTGTGTATGGCGTCTTTACTGTCGGAACAAAACTTAGCCACCGAAAGTGCATCGAACCAACGTGGTTCTGACAAGGTGGCTCTGTCCACGTAGCAGCTGGCTAGTTGCTTGCAGCCATCACCCTTGCCGGATCGTTGCATGATGCGTTTAAAACTGTTGTCTGAGTTAGCAAGAATCGCTTGACCTAGTGCGCTCAATCCACGCCTTGGCTTTTTAGCTTCTACAGCACCTTGCTCAACACCAAACAGCAAACGTATGGAATCAAAGCTGATTGGGGCTGTTTTCTTGAGTACGACAACGTCTTTTGGCGGTATTCCGGTAGCGTCACCCTTGAAATTTTTACTGTGGAGTGGTCTGAGTACTCTAGCAGCCTCAAATACCTTAGTGTCCACGTAAAAACTATTGTTTATACACGCTTGGCGTAAACGCTTGGCAACGGGGTCCCACTCTTCTTTCGGCACGTCTTCTTGCAACGGCCAATAGGCATGGACGCCATTACCAGAATTAATTATCAGGGGTGCAGGTAGGCCAGTATCTTTACAGAACTTCTTGAGCGCAATTAAACCTTCCGCCTGGGTTTCGTAGCCCTGAGGTTGGCCTGTACGCTCGTCAACCAGAGACTTGTTGGGGCCACAATCTATGTCAACCCAAAAAGACCTTAGAGACTCTACGTTGTTCTGTGTTCTACTATCACCATTTTTGTATTTACCAAGACCAAAAAATACACACCAGCGTTCGGATACATACTTCTCTATGGCCTCGTCCAGCTCTGCTCTAGTTTCAAACATAAGCTGCCGGACTTTGGTTTTGTCCTTAACCGCCAGAAAGCCATACCATCCCCCCGCAGGACGAACTAGGCTTATCAGGTCTATGTCATTCATAAAATCACCGTTGCAGTTTAGAGATGTACCTTTCTATTTTTTTAGCAACTGGTGGCTTCGGGTTAGAAACGCCCGCAAACCAGTTATATACAGCCTGACGGCTAACCCCTAGGCGAGCAGCTACACGGACTACAGGTACATCATGCTTGATGCAAATGCGGCCCAGCCTTACGCCTAGGTTTCGACGGTCTGCGGATTTGTTTAGCTCAATTAGCTTAACACTGTAACCGTAGCTCATCAGTCATCATCGCCCCACTCACTTATAATAGAAGCCAAGTCCTCATCTTTTTCGACGGGGGCTTCTTCTTTTTTCTTGGGTCGTTTGACTGGCTCCTCGACCTCTTCGTCCTCAGGTTCCTCAGAACGTTGGACAACGGGAGCAGGCTTAGGTTCTGGTTTAGCCAAAGCTGGTTGTTTAGTAACCCCATCGGTCTGGGCTACGGTTATCCTGGTGTACCGGTCTGCATCAGGTTTACCCTGCGCAGCTAGCACTAACTCGTATTCATCATCGTCGATTTCTCGAACAGGTGAAAAGAGTAACTCCATGGTTTCAGCGTTGTCATCAAAAGCTACCGTGGTGACAACACCATCAGGAGACATGCCGTTAGCTACAATGAACTTAATGTAGGACTCAAACGGATGCACGTTGCGCTCGCCCTTACCAAACAAGGACTTAGCGGGGATTTGGAATTGGTAGACCTCGCCGGAAGTATCGCCTTCTAGCATAATTGCAATGCGGCGTTGAAAACGACATGCGCGGCTATTGCCTTCACCGGAACCTTTTATATTCATTGGGCAATCAGCGCAGTTAGCAGACTGCCTATCACTCGCTTCAGGCTCTGGTTTATCGCCTTTATTAGACCAGCAGTTTGGAAGCGTGGCTTCTTTTTCTGGGTCGAACTTCTCTTTGTAATAGATTCGAGAGACTTCAGGCAGCATAGCTACAATGATGGCGTTGAACTCGCCACGGATCGAATCACCTACTTGCTTACCATTAACAATCTTACGAAAAGCACCGTTCTTAGCGACAATACGTCGGCTAGATATAGTTACGGTTTGCGCTATTTGTTGACCTAGCGCGGTCATACGCCGTCCGCCAGACTTGGCTACGCCGGTTTGTTGAGTAAAGATTTCAACATCGTTGCTCATATGCACTCCTATTTAGAGGTTGGTTTTCTAACTGAAATTACGAACTTGCGGTCTGACTGCAAACCTACAGGCAGCTTGTCTGGATTATCTTCCAGAAATTCTTTCATGTTGCTGTTATGAATGCGTCTTTCTAGTAGATGAAACGCATCGTTTTCCTTGATGAACTGGTGCATTTGCTCCCAGTCAGATGTCCAAAAACTTGAATGGACACGGCGAGATATAGTCCCAAACGGAGTCTTTACGCTGTCTAGATTTTGGTCAGCGCATAACTCTAGCATCTTGTCGGTAATCTTTTCTTGGATGCCCTTGAGCTTTTTTATATCTTCTTCTTTTTCTTTGATGACTTCACGTAACTTAATATAGTCTTTAGCCATCTTATCTGCTGTGTAACTGTCTGACATTTGTCCTCCGCATTTGGGTTAAAGGGAGGATAAGTTTAGTCCTTTACTTGACAATGTCAAACACTTTTTTCAACTTCGCTACGATAAAGGTCAACGATCTTATTGTGGTTTAGGATGTTGTTTTGCAGCATGGTGTACAGCCTGTGCTCAACCTCACTTCCTTGTATGTGGACAATAGTCATGTTGTTTTTCTGTCCGGGGCGGTTGATCCTAGCGTTAGCTTGCAGATAAGTCTCTACGCTAGTAACCGGAGCGTACCAGATCACAGTATCGGCAGCGGTTAAAGTCAGGCCATGAGAAGCAGCTTGCGGCTGTATGATAAGCACCCGTGGATCGTCTGTCTTTTGGAAGTTGTCAAAAATCTCACTGCGCTTATTGAGGGTTACTTTGCCAGAGATTATCTGGCTACTGATTTTGTTCTTGTCCAAAAACTCCTTAAGCAACTCTATCGTGTGCGTGAAGGGTACGAACACTAGCACCTTGTTACTTGCTTCTTCTATGACCTCAAGGACTACTTTTAGCCTATTGCTCACGTCGAACTGAATAACCTCTCCAGTGTCCGAGTAGACCGCACCACCTGATATCTGCAACAGTTTATTTAGATTTGTGGCTGCGTTAACAGACGTAACGTCCTCGCCCGCCGCCTGGATAATCATCTGTTTCTTGAGAAGCTTGTAGTATTTCTCTTGCTGGGATGACAAAGGGGCGTCGCGTTCTACGTTTACAACGTCAGGTAAATCAAGGCACTGATCTTTCTCAAACCGGATCGCAGGTTGCAGGGCGGCATGCACTATTTTGTCTGCGTTAGGCTTCGGCCTCCATGTAAACTGCGTAACCTTGCGCATCACTAAGTCCCTGAACTGCCCAAAGTATTTAGGTATTTTTTGTGGGCTGACTAACTTTGCTAAGCCGTACGCGTCTAAGGGTGACTGCGCTGCGGGAGTTCCTGTCATCATCCACAGCCACTCAGTCTGGTCACTCAGTTGTTTGAGTATTTTCCAGCGGTTGGTTTGTTGGTTCTTGTATGCAGAAGCTTCGTCCACAACAATCATGTCAAAGCCGCCTTTCATAATCTCGTCTTTCACTACAGCCACACCGTCAAAGTTTATAATCACAAACTCTGAGCCAGCTTCAATTATCTTCTTACGTGTAGCAGAGTTGCCGTAAGCGACTGAGCAACTTCGGTGCATAGCAAACTTAAACAAGTCAGCTTGCCAAGCGGATTTCATAATAGACAGTGGGCATATGACTAGCACCCTATTCACAAGCCCTTGGTTCATCAAATAATCCACGGCCCATATAACAGATGCGGTCTTACCGGTGCCAGCCTCGTTGAAGCAAAAAGCTTTTTTGTGTAGCGTCAGGAAAGATGAAGTTTCTTTTTGGTGCGCAAAAGGCTCTAGCTTACCAGACCATTTATAGTCTCTTGTTATAGGAGAAGGTACATTCCTAGCACCTATATCGGTTAGCTGTTGGGCTTCGTCTAGGTTCCATTTGACGGCGACCTCATACATGCCGTTAGTTTCATTGAGCACCTTAGATTTTAGTATTTTTTCAGTGACAAGGTGGGGCCGCCTAGTTTTTAAGACTAGGGCTTTGTTATCTACTATTATCATGTGTTCTTTTTCTTGCGCTCGCGCTTACTGGTTTCCGATACTAGGTTACCCTTAGAGTCTCGTTTGAAAGATCGGTTCCGTGACTTGCTTTCTATTCTAGTACCGTCAGAGTTCTTACCGCCCTTATCCATAGCTTTCTTGTGGGCTACATCCTTGCCGTCACCTTTCTTAACTCGGCCTTCTTTCTCGGCCTTACGTCGAGCAGCGTTGCGCTTGGCACGTTTTTTCTTCTGCTCTTCAGTGCCTTGATAATTGTCGTACTCTTTTCTGTAGTTACGTTTCTTGTCTGCCATGTTTATCTCCCACGGTAGTGTTCACAAGATTTTACTGGACAAAAACCACAAAGCGGCCCGCTTATGGCGTTCCAAACTTCTGACTCCTCTGCAACTGATAACTTATGCAGGGACTCGTCAAACGTAGCAAAGTAAGATTTTCGTAACTCTGCCTTATGTTCTTTCTTTATAAAGTCATTGCTTACCAGATACACCAAAGCAGACTTAATAGTTTTGACTTCTGGGTAATGTGTAAAGACAGCAGCGGCTAACAAGTCAAGTTGGGCAGTGTCCGCATACTTAGCGTTCTTGCCGGTCTTGTAGTCAATCAGGTATGCCTTCTCACCATTTAGTATGAGTAAGTCAGCAATGCCCCTGTACCATACATCTTTGGCCATAAACTTAGTCGGCGTATAGTCTTGCCCGTCATAAGCTATACCCAGACGTATCTCACAATGTTTCTCCCCAGGTATGCTTTCTATGGCCTTTAGGGGTGCTGAAATATACTCAAACTTAGTAGGTATTTCAGTGCCCTTTTTTATGTAGTCTTCAGCGGCTTTGTGTACTTGACCTCCGTAGATTGTAGCTTCGTTACCAAAATCTTTTACGTCCTTTGCAACTTTTAAGTGGTAATACTTTTTAGGGCATTGATCAAAAGTTTTTATACTGCTGTAAGACCACGCTGTCATTTGATTGCTCCGTTACAGTCTATCTTCGTATTCACTTACCGGCGGTACTTCAGATTCTTCAACAGTTGCATGGCAAGCTTTGTCATGGTTGCAGATTAAACACATATCGAACTCATTGTAGAAAGGTTTGTGGCATACGCTGCCAGGGCCTTCTTCACCCCATGTATTTCTATCGCATTGGCATGTCATAGTTTATCCTCTTTGACTAGTGCTAAACGGTTAATTTCGTGAGCTACCGCAATCTCTTTTTTATTTTGCCCAGTGTACGGAACCGCCAATCGTTCTTTGACAAGGAGTTTCGTAATAAATCCTTTTCCCGTTTTGAACTCGCCCAGAAATCTTCCAAACTTTCCTTTCTCTTTTGTTGTGAGCGCATATGTTCTTCCCACGATGAGAGCCTTTTGAACGTAGGCTTTTGCGAGGAGTCCATGTGCCTTCCTTGCTTTATCTTTTTGCCTACATTCAGGTGTGTCAATTCCGTATAAGCGAATAGACTGGTTACGAAGCCAAACGTCAAAACCAAGATCAATGTCCACATATATAGAGTCTCCATCTACGACTTTAACTATCGTTGCTTTGTATTCGTACATCTATTGTTCCTCTACAATTTTCTCTCGCAGTATTGCGTCTTGCCAATTCTTGCACCACGGACAGAACCAACCTTTGCGGTATG